CCGCATTGCGGCATTGGAGGCATAAGTGGCATTCGACAAACTAACCGAGTACAGCGCGACCAACGCCAGCAACACATCCGTCGGCGACGTTGATGTGACCGAGGGCATGCTGCCCAGCAACGTCAACAACGCTATTCGGGAATTGATGACGCACCAAAAAGAGGCGTTTGGCTCTGGCACACCGTTGTATGTCGATCAGACGAATAACCGCGTCGGCATCGGCACTTCATCACCTGATGCGCTTTTGCAAATTGAAAAGTCAGACAGTGGCACAACGATAGACAAAGAACCGTCATCACAAAGTGGCCCTAATATCGCAATCCACAACAGCAATCAGACTGCAAACAACCTTTCAAGTGTTCAGTTTACTAATCGTGGAACTAACGGCGTAGCAGAGACAGCAACGGCGGGTATTCATGTAAAGCATGAAGCGCAGGGCGGCACATACAGCTACGGCTCTATGAACTTTAACACGACCAATAGTGCGGGTGCTTATGCAACCCGTATGACCATTGACAGCAGCGGCAATCTGCTGGTTGGCAAGACTGCCGACAACGTAGCAACCGTTGGCATCGAAGCCCGTGGCACTGGCCCTCTAATTTCAACACGAGATGGCGCAGACGCACTAAGGTTGAACCGATTGAATAGTGATGGTGAGATTATCCAACTCCGTAAAGACGGCACAGTGGTTGGCTCAATCGGCGTCAATGGTTCTTTGTTGCACATCGCATTGCGAGAGGATGGAAGCAACCCCGTTGCATTAGCTGGCTCTGGTTCTGATACAGGGGCTGTCGTTCCAGCCACAACGAGTGGCGCTGAAAGAGACAACGCTATAAATCTGGGTAAATCGACTAATCGTTTCAAACACGGTTATTTTGCCAACACTGTCTACACAGCGTCTGTTGCTGGAATTACTGACAACGATACTTACATCAACTTTGCTAACAATAACATAATGCAATTCATCACTGGCGGCAGTGAACGGGCTAGGTTTGATAGCGGTTCACGGTTCTTGGTTGGGCAGACATCAGCGGCGGGGATTGGTGCAGCTACAGATGCAAATAGTCTTGAACTTGGACCGGGCTATATTGTTATTAATCGTGATGACACTGCTACAGCCACGCAACTAGCATTTGGCAAAAATGGTTCTGTTGTTGGTTCTGTATCAACGACTGGTTCTGGCACTACATACAACACCACGTCAGACATTAGACTAAAGCAAGACATCGAGCCTCTAGCCGCAACCGACAAGCTGATGGCTATGAACCCAGTATCGTACAACTGGAAGGCTGACCCTGACGGCCCACGCTCTATGGGCTTCATTGCTCAAGAAATGCAAGAGGTTATGCCAGAGGCTGTGTCCACTGGCGATGACGATGATGCGATGATGAGTATGGACTACGGACGCATCACACCGATATTGGTGTCGGCGTTGCAGGATGCACACCGCAAGATTGACGAACTAGCAGCAGAGATTGCTGAATTAAAAGCCAACTAACAGGAGTAAACAATGGCAATCAACTGGACATTTCCGGCAATGGATGTTTGCAACAGCGCCGTCAACGGCCACGCAGACTGTGTAACAACCGTTCACTGGCGGGCAACGCTGGTTTCCGCGACAGAGGTGAATGATGAAGGCCAGCCGCTGTCTGTGACAGCATACGGCACTGCCGCTGTGCCACAGCCGGACGAAGATGCGCCCGACTATGTCGCTTTCGATGACATCACTCCGGCCATCGCAAAGCAGTGGTCGCTTGACGGTATGGGCAAGACAGAGGACGAACTTGAGGCGATGCTGACAGAGCAACTTGACGCGCTGGCAAACCCGCCAATGCGGCAGGCGTTGCCATCAGGTTTCGGGGATTGATATGAACGAGGAAACAAAGGTCATCGTCGACATTGCCGCCGGCAGCGTGACCGTCACGGCAATGATGGATATCGTGCCGGAAGCGACGGCCTTGTTTTCGCTCGTCTGGGTTCTGCTACGGATCTGGGAGACCGACACAGTCAAACGCCTAACGAGGCGCGGCTGATGTGCTTGAGGCTGCCTTTCTATTGCTGGTGTTTGTTGACGACAGGAAGGTCAGCCCGGCGTGGCATTTCCGCGATCTGAATGACTGCGTCTATCTGGCGCGTATACTACACAAACAGGGACCGAATAAGATAAGCAGTTATTGTTTGCCGGTGGATGTGAAGAAAGGGACAAAGATTTATGATTGATCCTATCTCAGCAGCCGCCACCGCCTCAGCCGCATTTTCTGCCCTAAAAAAAGGCTTTGCCCTCGCAAAATCCGTTGAGGATATGGCGTCTGATCTGTCACGCTGGGCCTCGGCTCTGAGTGATTTAGAGTTTGCGGAAAAGCAAGCCAAGAACCCCAGCATCTGGCGGCGCGTCATGTATTCCAAGTCTATTGAAGGCGAGGCGATGGAGATATTCGCCGCCAAGACTAGGGCCGAGGAACAACGCGCTCAACTAAAGCAATATATCCAATACACATATGGACAGAGCAAATGGGATGAGCTTGTGCGCCAAGAGGCGCTAATCAGAAAAACCCGCAAAGAGACTGTGCATCGGCAGGCTGAGAGGCGCCGCAAATTCCTAGAGGTAGCTGCGATCATCGGCTTGATTGTGACCGGGCTTGGGTTGATAGTAATGCTGATAATCTGGTTGAAGGGGTTACAGTAATTGTCAACCAAGACCGGGCTGATCGGCGAGTATATTACCGCCGCAGCGATACTCGAGCAGGAAGGATGGCAAGTCTCGATGGCTCAACAGGACGACACCGACCTTGTGGCGTGGAAGGACGGCGTGTTTATGAGGGTGCAGGTGAAGGCTTCAACGCTTCGCTCGCAGGCAGACGGCAGGGCGCCGGGCTATCACTTCCAGACCGGCAGCGGCGGAAAGAAACGGATCAAGAGAGGCAGCTATGATATCTATGCTCTGTGCGCGGCCACCGATAGACGAGTGTGGTTTCAGGCGCAATGCTGTATCAACCAACTGTCACTGCGTAAGGCGCGGGGGTTCTTTGCTGACCCGCATCTGGAGAGCGATAGCTGGGAACGTGCCGTGCAAATTGTAATGGAGTGCAGAAAATGAGCAAACTGATTGAGATGATCAAGCGTCATGAGGGCGTGGTGCCATACGCCTATCAGGACAGCCGCGGATATTGGACTATCGGCGTGGGGCGCCTGATCGACGAAGAGCTTGGCGGCGGCCTGTCGGACGACGAGATCGACTACCTGCTGACCAACGACATAAACCGCTGCATCGAAGAGGCTGAGACCTATCCGTGGTTTGCCGGCCTCTCAGAGCCGCGTCAGGCGGTGGTGATATCTTTGCTCTTCAACCTAGGCAAGCCGCGCTGGGATGGCTTCAAGAAGGCTCAGGCGGCGATTGCGGCGGGTGATATGGCTGAGGCCAGCCGGCAGCTACTCGACAGCAAGTGGGCGCGGCAGGTTGGCAAGCGCGCACATGAGATGGCGGCACAACTGCAATCAGGAGAATGGAAATAATGGCTGAGGTTACTTTTGAGCGCATCCTCAAGTGGCGACTGTTGCCACGCGGCATGATGCTGGTGATGACATACGCATATCTGCAAACCCTTTTCTGGTTCCAATCACTGCCGCCCGACGCGATGACGACGCAGGCCGCAGGGCTGACGGCAACTGTAACTGGTGCAATGACGGGCGCTTTTGGGCTTTGGCTCGGAAGTGAGAAGTCATGATCCAAGCTCTGCTGCCAATAGTCGGCAACCTTGCGTCAAGCTGGCTCAAAGGCAAGGCTGACGAGAAGGCGGCTGCGTCTGCGGCTAAGGTAGCCAAGGCGCAGGCTGAGGCGAAGGTTATGGAGGTTGCGGCCACGCATGAGGCGGGCTGGGAAAAGATTATGGCGCAGGGCAGCGTCCACAGCCTCAAGGACGAGTATCTGGTGATCCTGTTTTCGATCCCGTTGATACTCGCGTTCTGTGGCGATTGGGGCCGGGGCGTAGTTGAGCAGGGGTTCGCGGCGCTCGAGACGATGCCGGAGTGGTATCAATATAGCCTTGGAGCTATAATCGCCAGCACGTTTGCGATACGCGGCGGCGCCAAGCTATTCCGCAAATAAAAAGACCCCGGCGCAAGGCCGGGGTAAGTTTCGGGAGGAAACGCGGGACATAACGCTGCCCGCAAGCGATTAGTCATCGTATTCATCTTCCGGCTTTTCCACAAGCCCCAAGCCTTCGCAGCGCGGGCATTCAGCCATCCGATCCTCGAGGTAGCCGCCGCGCGTGTAGTCGATGACGGCCATCTCTTGAGGGTATTCGCCCTGACCTTCGCAGTCAGGGCATTCGATTGGGTCTATCATGATGCCGCCCAATTATTGTGTTCTGCCAGCCAAGTCATCGCGTCGTTCCGCTCCACAAGCTGAACTTGGTGGGCGATGACGTTGCTGATCTGCGGCTCGTCATCGGCCAGCTTGTGGAAGCTGACCGTTTGATCGACCGCCTTGTCGAAGTGGGTCTTGGCGTCCGCATGCTTGCGGAACTCATCAACGCGAAAGCAGGTTCCATCTGCGCGAAAAAGTCTAAGCTCAAAGTAAGTCATGTTATTCTCCCTTCTGGGGCGGGGCTGTTAAGCCGCCGCCTTTTTTTCTGCGATTACCTGCCAAGCGCGGTCAACATCGTTGGCAAGCTCTTTGAGGCTATAAGCCAAAGTCCACTTTTTATACCGGCCCGGCTTGTTCACAACTTCCCGCAGCCAATTCGCATAGTGGTTGTCGTACTTGCCGTACAGCATGTGAGCGCCTGTGAAAAATCTGTCGCCGTGGCAGAAGT